TCGTCAAGCACTTCGGGATCTGCCAGCTTCTGGTTCTGATCCTGATGCACTGACTTGGCCTACCTCTCCTGATGCTCCGGCACCTGTAGAAGAAGAAGTTGTTGTAGAGGTTGGCAGCGAGTCTGCTGGCTCTGCAGCGGCTACACCTATTGAATCATCTGCTACCCCTGAATGATCATGATTGCACTTATCCGTCCGATCCTCTTCACCTTTCTGGGTTCTACCCAAGTGAAGCGTCTGATCGTTGACCTTCTCAAGAAACTCTCTGAGTCCACCGACAACACTATCGATGATAAGGCTGTCGAATTTATTGAAAACGGACTGTTCCCTAAGTAAACATCATGGTACTGCTTAACGTAAGGCAGTACTACCCACAAACTGATAGTGCAACAGGTCACGGAGATCGGATGTGCTTTAGCTCTACGTGTGCTATGGCAATCAAGTATCTCCGTCCTGATGCCTTGAAAGGTAGTAATGCAGATGATGATTACCTAAGGACAGTCCTTAAATACGGCGATACAACTGAATACACCGCCCATCTTAAAGCCTGTAAGCAGTACGGAATCCTTGCTACCTTTTCCCAGAAAGGTACTAAAGACATTCTTCTTAATGAACTTAACAGTGGGTATCCTGTAGCAACAGGTATCCTACATAAAGGTCACGTCTCTGCACCAAGAGGTGGCGGTCATTGGATGCTTCTTATCGGTGATGATGAAAACAAAGGTGTTTTCCATGATCCATACGGTGAAATGGATAACGTCAACGGTGGTTATGTAACCATCGGTAAAGGCGGAAAGGAAGTACGTTATAGCTGGAAGAACTGGCTACCACGCTGGGAAGTAGAAGGTAGTGGTTCTGGTTGGTACATGACTTTTCGTCCTATACAACAGACATGATTGAAGCATTACTTTCAGCCGCTGTGGCTTTAACTGCTGGTGTTGCAGCAGTAACAAATAGAATACATTCTCGTATTAACCGTGTTCATGAGCGTATCAATTGCATGGACAACCGTATTGATAACTTTGAAGTTAAGATCGTTAGTAACTACGTTGCTAAGGTTGACTTTGAACGTGCGTTGACCAAGATTGATACTGGCATGAACCGTTTAGACGAAAAGCTAGACCGTATCTTGATGCGTCATGACTAAAAAGAAAGCTACGGAGGATATGTTTAACGAGCTTCATAACCTCGTGACAACTGAGTTCCTTCAACGCATTAAATCAGGTGAAGCCAGCACACAAGACCTCAAGGCTGCGTGTGACTGGCTAGCCAAGAATGATATTAGTGGTGTTGCTTACGATGGTAACCCCTTGGATAAACTGGCGTCTGTGATGCCTAAGGTAGACCCTGAGATGGTGCAACGGAGGCTGTATGGCTCAAAGCACGTCTGAATATTATAAGGGCAATCCTGCGGCACGTAAGCGTCGCAGAGCACAACAAAGAAGGTATAACAAGACCAACGCCGGTCTTAAAATCCGCACTGCTGCTAATAAGCTGAACAGAAAACTTGGCACTTACGGCAACGGTGACGGAATGGATGCATCTCACACCGGACCTAACAAAGGTAAGCTTGAGAAACCCTCAACTAACCGCCGTCGTCCCCGTAAAGGCCAACGTTACGCATGACACCGCTCTTCCCCAGTCCTGATCATTACCTACAAAACCTAATAACCATGACAAGTCCTGAAGCAAAACGGATGTGGCGTAGAGCCATTAAAGAACACTTCAATTGTCAATGTGTCTATTGTGGAGAACATTATGAACTACATGAACTTACTCTTGATCACGTTGTACCTCGTTTTAATGGAGGACAGACTATCACAAGAAATTTGGTTCCATCCTGCAGGAAATGTAATCAGAACAAAGGAACGAATAACTGGCTCACGTGGATGAGGCAGACTTTTGGTATTAACCCGTCCCGTGAAGGGATGATCCTATCACACATTAACTAAACAATGGCTGAACAAAAAAAGAAACGCCAATCCATTGCTGACATGAAGCGTGAACTGCAAGCAATGCAAATTGCATCACGTCGTCGTCAGGAAGGCAAACAAGCTACTGGTGAATCAGTTGCTAAAGAGCTTAAAGCTGCTGGGTCTGGTCAATCCTCTAAACCCTCTGACAAATCTAAGTATGTTTCCCCTAGCGGTAAACAATACGCTGGTCCTGGTTACAGTGCTGGTGAATCACCTAAGCCCAAACCCAAGCCCAAGCCTCAAGCGGCTGCTCCTGCACCCAAGCCTAAGCCCAAGCCTCAAGCAGCTGCTCCTACACCTAAGCCTAAGCCCGCAGAAGTTAAACCGTCTAAATCAAGAATGACTTCCGCTACGTCAAACTTGTTTATTGGAAAGGAAGCTGCTGCAAGTCAATCTAAATTCCGTCCTGGTTCTCGTCCGGCTAAACCTAAATCATCGGACTATCCTCCTAATGAAGAAGGAACTAGACGTTATGCTGCAGCTCTTCGTGCTTGGACTAAAAAGTACGGTAAGTAATTAACCTAATACCGCCGCTCCAAAAGGGGCGGCTTTTTTTCTTATGACTACTGCAGAATGGATTTCAGCAGCTAATAAACGATTAAAAGCTAATCCAAATTTAACTTATCAACAAGTTGAACAGCAACTGGCTGAAGACGGGTTTAAACGTCCTGCAGGTATTACTCAAAAAGGTAGTTCTAAAAGTGGAAGAAGGTTTGGAACAAAAGCTCAGCGAACTCCTGGACAAGATCAGCGACGAGCTGCTCAAGAACAAGTCTCTACTGAAGCTGCTGCTCAACAACAACAAACTTTAAAAAAAATACGGCAAGAACAACAAGGTATTGCTGATTATGCAGGTATGGCAGGTCCTCACCGAGAACATCTATATAGTCAAGATATTTCTGGTGAAATTACAGAAGGTGCGCCCGGTGATTATGTAGAAAATGTTCCTGCTGATATTGCTGCTGCTAAAACTGCTTTAGAACAAAGAATTAGAACACGGTATAACAATCGGTATGCTGTTGGGTTAGGCGTTAATGGATTACGTGTTATTCCACGGAAGTTTTGGGATGAACGAGTTAATCCTGATGATTTGCCTGGCATTGATATTGACGAAACTAATTCTCTTGAAGATCAACTGGGTGTGTTAAAAAGCATTGCTAAGCAAGCGCCCCTTCAAACTCCTCCACAAGAAAAACCTAAACTTCCTCCAACAACAACTCAACAAAAACCTACTGTATTACCTAAAGCTAAACCGGCTTCTAAAGTAACTGTACCTACTACACCTGCAGTTACTCCTAAACAGAATTTAAGTATTCCAGTTATGTCTGCGGAACAAGTTAGAAGTGCGGTTGGATTTAATCAAAACATTCAATCAGCTGTAACCTTTGGATTAAACGTTGCTAACGGTGTTGTTCGGTTTGGTCAGGCTGTTGGAAGTGTTGTCTCTGCTTTAGCTGCTACTGAAGGCCGCTAATTGACCCCTACAAGCCCCTACAATGCCCTTTAAACCACCCTTAGGTACATTCTATCATCTATGCCTAGAAAACGCCGTATAGAGCCTGCTAAAGGGGACTCCGTGTTAGAGTCCCTTCAACAGGATTTTAAACTATTTCTACAAGCACTGTGGGGGCAGTTAGATTTGCCCTCACCCACCCGTGCACAATACGCTATTGCCGACTATCTGCAACACGGTCCTAAGCGATTACAGATCCAAGCGTTTCGTGGTGTCGGTAAATCCTGGATTACTGGTGCTTTTGTTCTTTGGACACTTTTTAACAACCCTGAGAAGAAGATCATGATCATCTCCGCGTCTAAAGAACGTGCAGACAACATGAGTATCTTCCTTCAAAAACTGATTATTGAGACACCCTGGCTAGTACATTTAAGACCGAAGTCGGATGATGCCCGTTGGAGTCGTATCAGCTTTGACGTTAACTGTTCACCGCACCAAGCACCGTCTGTTAAGTCCGTGGGTATTACTGGTCAGCTTACTGGTTCACGTGCTGACCTGATGATTCTTGATGACATTGAAGTCCCTGGTAACTCCATGACTGAGATGATGCGTGAGAAACTCCTTCAGTTGTGTACTGAGGCTGAGTCTATCCTTACGCCTAAGCAAGATAGCCGGATTATGTATCTTGGCACCCCACAAACCACCTTTACCATCTACCGTAAACTTGCAGAACGTAACTACCGCCCCTTTGTTTGGCCAGCTCGTGTACCTCGTAAACTATCTAATTACGAAGGACTTATCGCTCCTCAGCTTCAAGAAGACA